AACAGACTTTCGTTTTCGGCAGTGTTCCTTGCCATGTCCACTTCCAGCTTATTGATCCGCTTGTCATGTTGGGTCAAAGAATTGAATGCACCTTTGAGAACAAACCCACCCATTGCAATGAGTAGACCTGTGATCAATTGGAATATAAAATTAATGTCCATTACTTATCGTCTTGGACTTGGTCCGAAATAGAATCCAAGAATAGCACAAAGGGATGTTTGTCCCATATAGGCGAGGTGCCCAGAAGAGAGGATGATTGGATCTTGCGAAGATGGATAGGAGAGGAGTCCGAATAACCACTCGGTCCTACCCTCCCCTGTTGCATTTGTGATTGAGATAAATTCTGCTTGTGGGAATACGGTGCAAAGGAGGATGCACAAGCAGTAAGTGCCAATACCACAAAAAGCAATAAACCTGCGAGTGTAAGAAACAGACTCTGAATCACCGTTTTCAGAAAGCTGCTTTTGGAGTCTAATGAAATTATCATTTGCTCGACTTTCGCGCGCGAGTTCAAGCTCATGCTTTTGCCTTTTATTTTCAAATATAAAGCCAAACACACCTTTGAGCATTGCACCCATAGCAGTGCTGCCTCCACCCGTAAGAAGCATAAGCAAGACCTCACCCATTTCACTCTACCCTCCCAAACCTCATGTCTTCTAGTAACTCCTCATGTTTTAAAGTTTGTTTCTCTAAAACTTTAATACGCATGAATTGTTCCATATCGTCTGGTAATGCTCCAATGGTTCCCTTGGGCCAATTTTCAACAAAGAAGCTATTGCGTTCAACAGAATGCTTGAGTCTTTCTATTTCAAGTTCTAATGCACTTATTTGTGCCATAATTGAAGCACCAGACCACACGCAAAAAATAACTCCACCAATTAGCTTTAAGGCAAAACCAGTATTGGTCTTTAGGCTGGACTCTTCTGTAATTCCTCCGCTCATAGCATCACACAATCCCACCCCTCAGATGAAGAGTGGAATTGCTTAACCTCAACAAACATTTTAGTCTACTGAAACTGTGAATCCGCTTGTTGGGATCTTAAAGATGTCACCATTCTGGATGTCAGCAGAAGTGTTTAATGTTCCATAGACAAGTAGGTTTCCACTTGTTGCAGAATCGTAAAGACCCACATGTGTAACTGTTCCCCAATTAGACTGAGCATCATTAAATGTAAATGCTCCAGTGTTGCTGGCAGATCCAGTTGAACCTACTACAAAATCACCTTGGTTAGATGCTCCACATTGTACTCTTGCGTAGTTTGTTCCAGAGACTTCTGTGCCTCCACTGGAATCACTTGGTGCTGACTTTAGTAAACCAATATATGGTTTAGTATTAAATGTTACATTTGTCCCTCCTAGTAACCCATTAAGGACTTTTGTTTCTAAATAATCTGTTGCTTGTGACATAACTTAATCCTTAATCAATTGGTGGAAGAGGCCACTCTGGTGCATTAGGCCAATTCTCTTGTTTAGTGAGATCTCTTAATTTTTGCCTATACTCTGCCCATTGTGCTTTCTTTTCGTCACTCAATGGTGAATCTGCAACTTGTGTCCAATCGCATCCACTTAGCAAATTTGATCGCATTGCTAAATGCTGAGATTCCCAGTTGTAAGTAGTTATAGGAACACGATTACCTGTCACCCCTGCGAGTGCTTCTTCTGCTGATTTTCTTACAATAGTCATAATATTATATTATTTGGAATGCTTTTTTATTAGGTAAAGTATTAGCATTAGATATTCCCCAATAAGCATGACCTCTGTAGTTTGTATGCGTTAGGTCATTACCCATGTTACCAAATTGATAAGCAATGTTATTTAAATAATAAGGTGAAGATCCTTGTGGGAATTGTGTCTGTATTCTTGAACTTGAATAAGCAGTCTGCATTGCTGATTCGTCACTTGCATTAAACACTACACCTGCATTTGTTCCAGTGCTTGCGTTTGAGTAACCTATTCCTGCCATGCCCATGCCAACAAGTTGCCTGTCATATCTTTCAGCTTGTCCAAGAACAGAATTATATCTCATTACATCTGTGGACACTGAGTCATAAACTGTGACAACTTGATTTCCAACTCCTTCAAATATAAACGCTGGTAATCTATTAGTGAGATATGCAGAAGGAAATGTGTAGTTTGATTCTTGAATAACAGGGCCGACATCTGATCCATTAGATGCACTACCAGTATAACCCATTCCTACATGCTCAAACAAAAATGTTGAATTACTGCCAAACCTACATTGTTGCCATTGTCCAGAAAACAAGATTTCATTTTTCACATACGCCATTGATTCAGACAAACTATACAGTGGCTGTGATAAACTAGTGTTAGTTAGATTGTTTTTAATCTCTAATGGATTTGCTTCATTGTAAATCGTAGATTTGTGGGCATAAAATATACCAAATCCAAAACCTACATCAGTCCCAAGCTCAATTGCCACTCCATTGTTTAGTAAAGTGTATCCACCCTCAAACACTTCAAACAAATGGCCAACATTAGAAGAATTTCCATTTACACAAACATGAATATCTTGCAGATATAATTGTCCACGAATTTGGCAAACTGGGAGGTGGCCTAAACTTGTGATAGTCCATTTTCTGACACCTCCCTGTCCCATGAAATATTTACCACAATATCTTTGATCCATTTTTGGAGTAAAAGTGGCATCAGTAATATCAGTTTCTAATCTAAAATCTACAATACCTTGATGACCATTGTGAAACTTAAATAAATAATCTTCAGCAGTTTGAATATTTTTGAACAATCGATTGCATCGCACTCTTTTTCCTTCAAGTCTATAGTCTGCTTTTGTTGAGGCATCTGTAGACCCAGTCGAATTATTTAAAATAATCTGCAAAAAAGGTTGCTGATTGGTAATAATAAGACCATCAGTTGTACTTCCTACTGAATTAGCTATGTGACTTGCACCATCGGCATTCGCTGAAAAAGTAATATTCGCACCAGACCCAGATGCACCTCTAAGATCTCCAGTTACGAAACCTAATCCATCATCTGATGTAAATGTAACTTTACCAGTTGCGGAGTCATAGCTTCCATCTGTCCACCCATCTCCATCTGTGCCATTGGTTCCATTAGTTCCATTAGTTCCATCAGTTCCATTTGTACCATTTGTACCATTGGTTCCATCTGTGCCTTTCTGGGCAAGTAATCCCCAATAGGTAGTGTTTGTTGGTGCATTGCCAGACGATGATTGCTTGGCAATATATGAAGATCCATTAAAGAAAACTACATCATCTGCCACATATGCAGTAGATGCAGAATAGTTACCTCTATAATCAACATGAGGCACTCCAGTGACATTTCCAGTGACATCCAAAGTCCCAGCTACTTCTACACCAGTAGTAGAAATTTTAAGTGCAGATGAAGTGCCTTCCCCATCCTCCACTGTTGACATTGAAGCAGTTACTCCAGTGTTGTTATTAGTGGATACCTGTAATAAATCTTTATAGGTATCTTTGATTGCTTTCCCTTGCAAGGTTGCCATTTTTTTATCCTCCCCAGTTTAATGATGTGACCTGCCAGCGACTAGTATTGGTAGACCACAAACTTTGTATTTTTGTAAATGTGATTTGATTAGTTGAAAAATCGATTTCTGAACTTGTGAGACCTTCGTGCAAAGTCCCTCCAGCATTACCCCAGTCAACATCTGCATTTTGCCATTGAAGCGTAGATTCGTATCCTGCTGACCCTGCTGATAGTCTAAATCCAAACGATGATGATGCATTCCTGTTATGCACCTGTGCAGTAAATGTGTCCTGCTGGTCTGGCGAATCCCATAGGACATCTGCATTCTCCCAAAGAAGATCTGATGTCCATGTTGCAGTGCCAACGGTAACTTCGAAAGTAAGTCCAGTGCTGACATTTTTATTGTGGATACGAAACGCACTAGACTCAGCCCCAAAGCTAATACTTGTAGATGCATTTCTGTAAACTGCATCGTATTGCTTGCCTTCGATTTGTCCCTCGATGTTGGCATGGATTGTAAAGAATTTGAATTCACTGGTGCTAGTCCCTGTTTTTAATTTGAATATTTCAAATTCTACTTTTTTTTTTAAGTCGAATGTAATATCAACATCGACCCCTCTGTGGTAAAGAGTAGCTATTTTTTCATCTGTCGGTTCCGTGTATACATTACCTTTTACAGTAACCCTCCTGTACGGTTCAGAGAATATAGTTCCAGCCTGCCCTCGGTCCTGTTGGTGATTTAATTTATCGACCTCACGAACTAGCAAGTCAAGGGCTTGCAGGTCTTGCAATTGTGCTTTCTCATGTTGGCCGTCTGCCACTAAAAACGAACGATAAGCATATGCTTTTATTGCAGGAGCCAAGAAATTTAAAACAGGATTGTCTGGAGTATTCTCAGAATATTCTGGTGCTTCTTTACGGTAACGCATCCAGATAAAGTTAACTGTCTCTGGAGTCTCTACATAAATGCCCTCGGCACCCTCTACCCAGTTCAATGGGGTTGTATCTTCATACCGTGGATCTTCAGTGTGAGCGGAAATCATGGTGCCAATGACATTCTTG